TTCAAGGTTTGACTGTCTCGCATTGGATGGCCGCAAGCGGGAACAACGACGCCGAAATTACTTCACCCGTCTATCTTCTAGATGGGGCGGGAGTTCCAACGGCTTCGCTCGTCTTCACCGGCTCGGGAAGCGGCACAGGAATGAGATTTCAGCCCACGCGGGCTCCTGTCATGTTGAACAGCCGGTTGGTGTACCGCACTGATGCTTAGGCGGTGCAAAGTATGGCAATCAGCAAGAGAGCGAAAGCCCGATTCTCGATCATGGCTGCATCTGAGAAGGTTGCGGTTAGAAAGGCCGCCAAACTCCTGTTTGATACCGAGCTGATGGGGTCCAAGAGAATGAGGGAAATTGTCCGTTGGTCTGAGAAGCGGTGAGTCCCATGCACGCGCTTTCAAATTGGTCTTGGCAAACTCACACTTTGGCAGCTAGTGACATTGGGTACGGTCACCGTATCTTATCCTCTGGTGAAAAGCCCCGTATGGTGATAGCCTGTTCGGTTTATTCAGGCACTAACACGGCGGCGGCCATGTCGGAATTATTCATTTTGCCTTCAATGCCACCTTCAACCGGCGCGACCGGCGAGTATAACTTGGCTGCGACGGGGGGAGTGAAAATCATTCAAGGTACAGCCGCGCTCGATAGTGCCACTAGCTTAGTGCTGGCTCAAACTCTCATCCCTACCGTTGATACGCGCGCAGGTGGAACTTGGCTAATCCTACCCCCTCAATCCATCCTTCTCTTTGTTCCGTCCATTGCTAACCTCAATGGAACGGTGGTTTGCAGCTTAGTGTCTGCTGAGATAGGGGATTAGATGTGCCACGAACAAAACCGTCGGAAGTCATCACTCACCGAATCGAACTAGGATCGTGGGAACGCACACACCTTGACCCGGTGTTGAACGCTCAAGCTCTTGACAAATATTCGGAGGCGTTGGGGTATCTCCTAGATTGGAAAAAACTCTATCTCTTAATCACGCTAATAGAGATGGCAACGGGCCTTGAAATCCTGTGGGGTACGCCTAACGACCTAGGCGACATTATCGAGCAAGTAAGGGATTGGTGGAAGGCAAATAAAGAAGAATTTGGTGAAGAAGGTTTGCTTGGATATATCAATTCAAAGCTGGGATGGGGTCGGGACTTGACCCCAGAGCAAGCAGAGAGCATAAGGCAAACCGGCGAGCTGTGGGCCAACGCCTTTGGCACGACTCTCGAGGGGGGGACATATACTCCCCCCTCATACTCTAGCCCCGGCGCAGTTTGGGCGGAAGCCTTTGGAGTGACGGAAGAATTCGAGGCGAGCCAAGGGAATTGAGACTGCTCGAAAAGTCGCTTCTTGGGTGGGGTCAAGGATCGACGCAGAGATGGCCGGTGGTCAAATGACCCTCGGGGATACCTAGAGTGCCTCAGATTGGCTCTAACGGCCTATTTCAGAGAAGATACGCTTCAACAACCCCTTGCGTTTCTTCTCGGCCTTGGCCGGCTTTGCATTCCCGACGAGATCAAGGTCGGAGAGGGGCTTGATGAAGCGGTTCGATTCTTCGGCCTTCTCTAGCAGCCACGCAAGGACGGACGGCTCAAGGTCGATGCTCTCAATCACTCCGAACTCATTGAGATTGAGCAATTCGGGAATGCACATCTCAGCAGGAACTTCAAGATCGGAATACGGAGTTTGCTCAAGCCGGCGCTTTTCGAGATAACGAACGTGCTTTCGGGCTTGGTCGAAAGTGCGCGTGGGCGGTGCGCCCAAGGGCCAACACTTCCGGCAGATTGCTTGAGGGGTCGGTTCACAGAATGGCTCGCACCCTTCCCACACAGTACGCTTCAAGTCGCTATGCTCGGTCATATCCTCGCGATAATAGAGCAGTAGGCATTCACGGACGAACTTCGAGAAATTTTTCCCCTCGCGCTTCATCTTCGCTTCGAGCTCGGCGGTTTCGTCGTCCATGCTTATCGAGGTAATGTGGCTCATAGAATCCCCCTCAAAGAGTGCGTAATCCCGGCTCTCATGACGAAGCAATCCTCGAGGGCTAGCTCATGCACTCCCTCAGCGAGATCGTCGTCGGTGAACTCCCATACGACCTTGCAGAATCGACACTCGAACTTCGTCATCAATCATCATCTCCGGGCTTGGTCACGAACAGTGCATGAACCGCGTTGCAAGTCGGGCTCAGGCAACCCGCCTCCGCGAACATTTGAACAACGGCGGGATTGTCTGTAATGACTCTGAAATTCAACCCACAGTCGAAGCACATGACCGTTAGTTCCTCGTACTTCTCCGGATCATCACCGGGCGGCGGAAAAAAGGTCATCAATAATCATCCTCGTCATAGTCTTCGTCTTCGTCCAAGAACTCTATGATTTCGCGGTATCGGTTGGAGATTTCTTCCATTCGATTCTTTGATTCTTCTTCCGCTTCCATCCTCGCTTCCCAAATTTCCTCATCGCGCTCAAGGTCAATCTCAGTCTGAATCAATTGTTGGATTACCTCGGGTTCGAGCGCGTCCAATTCCCAAGCTTGGTCCGTACCCTGCTTCAAGACGTAGGCATCATACCGACTCGAAGTTTCCTTGGCGAAAGAAGGGGGCGGGTTGAATTCTCGGACTTGGTCGATTGTTAGGCCGATGCGCCTAACTTCAATATCCTCGACTCCCATTATTGCCATGATTTCTTCCGTCTTCTCTACCATTTGGAACCCCTCGGGGTCATGGTCCGAGAGGTACAGAACAAGCACTTTTTGGGGGTTGTCGGGGCCTCCCAAGCCCCCACGCCGGTTATACCACTTGAAGCGGCTCGCAGCGTCCTTGAGAGCCGTGATTGACGAATACCCTATGGTCGGGAAGTAGTCGATTCGATTCAGGCCGGTAATCGGGGAAATCACGCCGGTTAAGGCGTTCTTCTCAATCCACACTTCGATTCGGGTCGGCTGCGTGTCCCATACATCTTCAAAGTACGAGTAGCGAGCTGATGAAATCGCGGCTTGGGGTGAGGATTGGGTCGTCTTCCCGTACAGGGATCGAGTGCGGTCTTCGATTGAATCCCAATCGACCAAGCCCGACATTCGCCCGTTGCGGAGGATGTTGCCTAATGCTTTGTAATTCTGCGAAGTGTTCTCGTACAGATTGCGAGCCACGAATTGATAATGCAATTGTCGCAGCGTCAGTGATCCGCCGTACTCCCCCATAATTTCGTTCGCTTGGTCTATGACGCTGCGAGTCTTCGCGGCGAATCGTCGTTCTTCATATTCGGTCTTGGCCATCTTTTCACATTCCCGCGCATCACTCGCGCTGATTCTCCGAGGAAGGCGCTGCACTTAGTAGTTTCATAAGATAGATAGAGATTATCAAATTAATATCAACACTACTACTACTATACTACTACTACAGCTTCAAAAATCATGTTTAAGGGCCGGGTTGGGTGTGGGTTGGGTGTGGATTGGATGCCTATAATAGCCGGATTGGTCTTAATCAACGCTTTTTTGATGATTTGGTGCTTCACAATCCTCAATAATCGTATGCAAATCGCAATTTTAACGCTGGATAAGACGATTGCCGGAGCTATCAAGTCCGTTGTCTCGGAAGCAATGACTAATTTCACTCCCCCCGAAGCCGTCAACCCTCTCCAAATGGCTCTAGCGTCAATGCTGGCGGGATCGAAGCCATCCGGAGGCGCAACACCCCCCCTTGAGATTCTGCGAGGCTCAGACGGGAAGTTTTCTTGAAAAACCGCATAACTAGGATTATACCCCGCCGACACTCCCAGCTCGACCAATGGTCAAGAGAAAGAAGGGCGCGCGAAGGAGAAAGGCAGCTTTCTCGATCCTGAATGCCGTTGAAGCGTGGATTTACGCCGAGATTCTGATGCGCGGCACTACTGGCTCAGGCGTAATAGGATTCTTCACGGGTGAGGGGGATATTGGGATAGGCCCCGGCGAAACAATCGGGGGAATCACGACTTACACGCAACCCGTTGGAGCTGGTGAAATCTCCCTCAATGATTTGATGATGCAACCGGGATTAGCGATAGCAACCGTGTCTCAAAATTTCAAATCAAATCTGCTTCCAATGGCCTTGGCCAGTTTTACAACCTCGGTTTCGTTCCGCATCGGACGCAGACTTTTGAGGCGTCCTTTGGCATCCGTCAACAGGTCAATAATCAAGCCTGCACTTGGAGCTGGCATCCGCCTGTGATATTATGGCTGACGTAAATTGCTACGGTCAACTCGTATCACAGCGAGGCGGCGTCGTCCCTCTGTTGAATACTGCCCAAACAGAGAACGCAGAAGAAGAGACCAAGACCGATTCTAACTTCGTGGGAAGCACTCAGACCGCTGGAACCTTCGCCACCCAGCAACACGGCGTTTATGTTCTTTCTAAGGCGGGTATCGTCTGCGAGAATGATTTCAATTACGCCTTCATACGCTCAAGTGGTAAAATCAAGGCGGCTCTGCCTATGGGCACAGGATTAGCCGGCGGAAGTCACGCACTCCCCGCCCCTCTGCCTTATGCGAAGGCGCTCGCAAGTGGCGACCAAGTCATTACAATGGCCGCAGCTACGAGCGATAGAACCTCATCGGTGAGCGTGGCTTGCACGAATGGCGAATATCACGTTTTTTCTGTCACTCCTAGCGGATCGGGAGAACATGAATTCATCAGTGTGCTTGATGGGGCTTCCGGAATTGGACTCGTCCTTCAAGGTTTGACTGTCTCGCATTGGATGGCCGCAAGCGGGAACAACGACGCCGAAATTACTTCACCCGTCTATCTTCTAGATGGGGCGGG